AAAAGAATATTGTTGGGCAACAAATCAATATTTCGCAGATTTATATAAAGTTTCTAAAATTACAGTAAGTAGATGGATTAGCGCTCTATACAAAAAAGGATATATTGCCGTAGAAACATTGTATAAAGAAGGAACAAAAGAAATTATAGAAAGGCATTTATATATTGTAAATCCCCCTATCAATATTGTTAATACCCCTATTAACAAAAATGTTAATAGGTATATACAAAATGGTTTAGAGGGTATTAACAAAAATGTTAATCACCCTATTAACAAAAATGTTAAAGAGAATAATAAAATTATTAATAATAAAATTAATAATAAAATAGAAGTATATAAGCACAAACATAAATACGGTGAATATTCACACGTGTTGCTTACAGATAAAGAACACACACACCTATTAGATTTATATGGTGATTCATTAGATGAGCATATAAAGATATTAGATGAATATATTGAAACAAGTGGAAAAAAATACAAGAACCATTCACTAGTGATTCAGAAGTGGGTACATGATGAATGGATCAAAAGGAATAAAGATAAGCCTATCACGCTTGATTCAAAGTTTTATGCAGAGCAAAACACAAAGACAGATAAAGAAGTACAGGACGAATTTAATAGGCTTAGAACACAACTGTTTGGAGCATAGAGAGGTGATTAAATAAATGGATTACATGATGATAGAACCGTACACAAATGAATTTAAAGGGTTTGTGAGCGATAAACAAGTCGAAAAAGAATTAAATCTAACAGGATTACAGTTTAAAAGATTCGTGCAATTCTCAAAGCTTTATAAAGGGTGCTTATTAATTGAGGATGAATCAGAAGAGAAATCAAGTAGGATTCGAGAAATGAGCCAATTGGTGTGTGAAGGAAGATATGGACGTAAATATTACGTAACTACATTCGGCAACGCTTATACAGTTAAAGACGGAAAAAAAGCACCTTTAAAAGTTACGAAAAAAGGTTTAAACACTTATCAAGTTAAGATAAATGGTAAATATAAATCAATGTCTAGATTAATGTATCAAGCTTTTATAGGTGATTTAAAAAATAATGAAATTACGTATTTCGACGGTGGAATAACAATAAAGCACATTAAAAAAAGCAGTAAGTCAGAACATTGTAGAAGATATGCAAAATTTAAAAAAGTACAGGTTGGAGATAAGGTTTACAACAATGTACAAGAATGTGCAAATGATATTGGATATAGCTATTGGACTATACAAGAAAAGATATATGGAAGAATACAGAATGATATAGGTGCTAGATACGTTGATTAAGGAGGATTAAGAGTGATATTAAAGAATGTATTTATTAATTGCATTTATTTGTTATGTGGCTCATTTGCATTGATGGTTTCAGTTGTCATCATACAAGTATTAATTGAGCACATTATAGAAGTAATTAGAAGATTTAGACAAGAACGCTCATTGATGAGAATTATTAGATTGTGTGAAAAAGAGATATTAAAGTGTACAAATGCAGATGAATTAAATGAATTGATGAAAAGGATTGAGAATAACAATGAGCAAATGTAATGGATGTATACATGAACATTTATCAGAGCTTAAAGAGCCTTGTGTGAGTTGTAAAGGCAGTTATAGACAAGATACTATGGGATATTTAAAAGCAAAGGATTGTTTTAAACCTAAAGAAAAAGCAGATGATGAAATCGACATGGTAAATCATCCACCACATTATCAACATGGAATTGAGCCGATTGAATTTATTGAATCGCACAATCTTAACTTTAATTTAGGTAGTGCAGTTAAATACATTGCAAGAGCACCTTACAAAGGTAAGGAATTAGAGGATTTGAAAAAAGCAAAGTGGTTTATAGAAAGAGAGATTAAAAGACATGACAAGTAAAGAAATGATTAAAGATATGCTTGAAAGACAGAAAGCATATGATGAGGAAGTATTTAAGAAACATAATGTAGACTATGTTTCTAAAACTCAATTAGAAAGTGCGTTGTTTGATGAATTAGGAGAATTGATGCACGCTCAGAAATCAGATTGGTGTTGGTGGAAGTTCACGCAAGAGCCTAAAGACGAAGCTAATGTATTTGAAGAATATATTGATGTTGTACATTTTGCTTTAATGTATGAAATCAAGTTCGGTTCAGGACGCTATCAATATGAAGATATTGAGTGGAATTACAACAAGCTAAAAACGGATTTAGAATTTGGACAGGCATATACATTTAGTTGTGTAATCAGTTTAACAAGAGATGATAACATATTAGCTTATGTAATCGCATTAGGGTTGCATCTAGGATATTCGTTTGAGGAAATCTACAACGAATATATTCGCAAGAATGAGATCAATAAAGAAAGATTAGTGAAGGGGTACTAGGCATGTGGATTATGAGTCAGAGAAGAAATGCTTTAGTAAATATTAATTTTATGCATGTTATTAATGACGGCAATTTCTTTTTGATATGTGGCGCAACAACTGATGGATTTGATTGTGAGCTAGGTATTTATTCCAGTGAAAAAAAGGTTTTAAGAGTATTAGATGAAATTGAAAAGCATTTGGAATATCCACACGTTGAAATATTCCAAATGCCACAAGATGAGGATGTTGAAGTATGAAAGATAAAGAATTGAAAAAAACTTAGAAAAGGAAAGAAAAAAACAAAGAGAAGATGTCATAAAAATAAATACTTTTATCAGATTAGATAAAAGCAATGCTTCTGAAATCGATAAACAAATTGAGCAAACTTATTTATCTTTGCAAAAGAATATTAAATTTGTCTGTACCAATAAAGACTTGATGAACAGGATGCTAGATGAATTAGACTACATTGTTTACGCATCGAAACTATATGGTGGAAAGCATGTTATGGAAGAATTGGATAATCGTTACAAAAATAAATTAATGAGTTAAAATGAGAATGAAAATGATTAGATTACAAAATAATTATGCAATCACTTCTAACGGTGGTTCATTCGCCCTTGTAACGTTCGTAAAGGGTAAGGATAAAGAAGGAAATGAGATAGACGTACAAAAGCCTATCTCATACCATACAACGCTAGAATCGGCTTTACAGAGCTATTCTAACAATCGTATGGCAGATTTAGTTTCTAACGTAGATTTAGACTTGAAACAAGTTAAACAGGCTATTAATGATTTAAAAAGGGAGATAAAGGCGTATGAATAAATATCAAGAAGCGTTAAATCGAATGGAACAATCATATTACAATTTCGATGGTTGTATTAGTGCAATGAACAAATTCAATTAAAATTCGAGCAGGAATCTCCTGACTTTAGTCAGGAGTAGTTGACATACGTTAATAAGGATGCAAAAATTGAAGATATTCTAGAAAGTTGTGAGGTAATAAAAAATGATTAATGTAGCAGTAATAGCAGGACATCTAACAAAAGATGTTGAACTATCAAAAACACATAACGGAAATAGCGTAGCAAAGTTTACGGTAGCAGTAAATGGAATTAATGATAATACAGATTTTATTAATTGTGTAGCATGGAATAAATTAGCAGATATTGTAAATATGTATTGCAAGAAAGGTGATTTAGTTACAGTCGAAGGAAGAATTAGTGTTAGAAATTATGAGAATCAACAAGGACAGAAGGTTTATATCACTGAAGTGGTAGCTAATAACGTACAATTGCCGCCTAAAAACGCTTCTAATGGGCAGAATTACAATTCTAATATAAATACATATCAACAACCTAATCAAGCATATAACAACACTTACGGCGTTCAAAACACATATACGCAACCAAGTTTGACACAACAAATTGCACAACAAGAATATAACGATGGAAGTGGTCTACAGATTGCTTCAGATGATTTGCCATTCTAGGAGGTGGTTTTAATAGAAATGAATTACGAAGAAATTATTAAAGAGTTAATTTCTAAAAGCAATAGACTAGGAAGGAAGAATATTGAATTGGAGCAGACTTTAAAAGAAAGAAACGCAAAAATTCATAATCAAGCTAAAGAAATCAAGAAATTAAGAAGTGAAGTTGGCGAATTAAAAGATAGATTGTATAGGGTATACAGTTCATGAGCACGTATGAAGATATTAAGAGACACTTTTTGTGTGAATGTCAATCTTATACATATTATGAGCAAAAGATAGCAGAGCTACAAAGGGATGAAGCAATTTATCCTTTAAAAGCCGAGCTATTCATAGCTCATGCAGATTATGCAAGAAGAATGAACTACGTAAAAGACAAATTAAGCCAACTTGATGATACAACTCGAACAATGATTGAGTATAGATATATAAAAGGATTCAGTGCAGAAAAGACATCTAATATTGTAGGTTATGCAAGAGAAGAAATCCCAAGAAAGATAAACAAGAATTTAAAGAAAGTGCTCACAATGTGAGCATTTTTTCATGTAATAATTGTTTTAGCAGGATAGAGCAGTAGTAGCTCACTAGTCTTATTAGCTAGAGGCCGAATGGTGCAAATCCTTCTCCTGCAACCATGTTTACAAAGCCTATGAGCAAGTCCTTTTCGAATTAGATATTAAATACCAACAATGGCATATTATTAGGCTTTGATATATTACCGAGCGTTTGTCTCGGTTCTTTTAATAATAAGGAGGAGAATATGGGTTCAAAAGAATTTCAAGAATTAGCAATGAATGCAGTATTTCAAGTGAATCCAAATATTGCAATCAGTGAAATGTTCGTTGTATGAATGGTTAAAGTGCTTCAAAACAATAAAGCATTGATTAGTGCTCAAAGCACAGACAATTACTATGAGGTAACGTATAACGGCGATAAAAAGGAATTATACGTTGATGAATACATCAAGAATACAAATACTTGTCTAAATGTAAATGACGCTCTATGAGTTTAAAAAAAGGGGATAAAATGGAGATTATTAGATTAAATATCAATGACATTACACCTTATGAAAAGAACGCAAAGATTCATACTGAAACACAAATTGAACAAATTAAGAAATCTATTCAAGAATTTGGTATGAATGACCCAATTGCAGTATGGGTAAAAACAATACCATAGTTGAAGGTCATGAAAGATTAGAAGCCTTAAAGCAATTAGGCTATATATCAGTTGACTGTATCAGACTAGACCATTTGACAGATGAAGAAAGAAAAGCTTATACACTTGCTCATAATAAAATCAATATGAATACAGGATTCGACAAAGGAAAGCTTGTTGCAGATGATGACTATATAGAATTGTTGAAAGGCTGTAATTGTGTAGTGCAAATAAGCATGGTTTGTTCAAAATACGACAAAATAGAAAAAGGATGTCCAACTTTTGAAGAAAGACTCCAAATATTAGAAAAGGTTTCTAATAACGTAAAAAGAACAATTGTAAGAGTGCAACCATATATGCATGAAGTATATAAACAATTTAGAAAGATTCAAGAAAGCAGGGGCTTATGGTGTAATCATTGAAGGAATGAAATTCAAAAAGAAAAAAAATGGATTAGTTAAGGTGGCCGGTGATTTTACATATCCTTACAATTTAATATTAAATGATTTCTTAGCGCTAAAGAAAAGGGCTCATGAGCTTGGTTTAAAGATTTATGCAGGAGAGAATAGAATCAGACCATACGGAGATTCTCTTACTTGTTGTGGCATTGATGGATTAGATGGATTTACACCAAACGTTTATAACCTTAATCATATGCTTAACGGAGACATTCAGAAGCCTTCACAAGCAATGTTAGAGCCTAAAACCGGTAAACCATTTAATGGATTGCAACAAAATTCAATCAAAGGAAGATGGTATCGACAACATTCATTTGAGGAAAGTATGAAGCAATATTATTTAACAAATAAGCGTAACGTAGAAATCATATTTGGTGTTAAACATGAATAAGCAAATACAATTATATAAGCAAAAAATGAAACAAATATATGAAGAAGCACAGACTACAACAGGATATAGGAAAAAAGACCTTATGCGTAAATATAGAAAAATGCAAAAGGAGTTATCAGATTGCATGATGTATTTTAAAAAGAGGTGATATAAAATAGCAAGAAAAAAAATTATTAATCAAAAACAGTTTGAAGCTTTATGTGAAATTCAATGTACAAAAGATGAAATCTGTTCTGTGTTAGATGTATCGGACAAAACATTAGACAGATGGTGTAAAGAAACATATAAAGCGTCATTCTCCGAAATTTTCAGGCAAAAAAGACAAGGAGGATGCGCAAGCCTAAGAGCAAAGCAGTGGAAATTAGCTTCTAAAAGCCCTGCTATGGCTATTTTCTTAGGTAAACAATTCTTAGGGCAAACAGATAAGGTAGAAACACATTTTGACGCTTCAGAAGTAAATGCAATTAATAAAGCTATGATTACAGATGTAGCAAAAGAAAGAAGAATTGAAGACTTTGAATAAGCCTGCGCCTTTCAATCAAAAACAATTAACTTATCTTAAAAGAACATTTGATTCATGGCTTAATGTTTTAGAAGGTGGAAAACGTGGAGGAAAGAACGTACTGAACACGTACGCATTCTGCGTTGCATTAGAAACACATCCGGATAAGTTCCATTTGATAGCAGGAACGGATACATCATCTGCACGTGTAAATATTGGAGATTGTAATGGATACGGATTGCAGAACTATTTTGCTAATAGATTCAAGGTAGGGAAGTATGAAGGTAAAGATTGCTACTACATCAATACAAAGGTAGGGGAAAAGGTTGTATTCTTTGCCGGTGGTGCTAAAAAAGGCTCAGAGAATGCAATACATGGTTATTCATACGGAATGGCATACGTCACAGAAGCAAACCTTTGTTGTATAGAGTTCTTACAAGAAGTGATGGATAGAACGATAGCGTCAAGCGATAGAAAAATATTTCATGATTTAAACCCCAAAGGAAAGAATCATTGGTATTACACAGATTTCTTGAAATATCATGAGGAGCAACAGAATAAAGATTCTACATATGGTTATAACTATGGGCATACAACCTTAGTTGACAATTATTCTTTAAGTGATGAGCAGATAAGAACGGTCTTGAAATCATACGATAAGAATAGCGTTTATTACAAAAGAGATATAAAAGGGCAAAGGGAAGAAGCCGAAGGACTTGTGTTCCCTTATTTTGCTAATAACTGCAAACCTTATTTATTCAAGTATCAGAGTCTAAAAAGAAAGATGAATGAAACAGGAAAAAGGTTCAGTCATTTAATCATTGGAGTTGACTTTGGAGACAATGGCTCGAAATATTCATGGCATTTAACAGGGTTTACAAATGATTGGGATTATATGTGGGCACTTGATGAAGGAGACATGGCAAAGTCAAATGCAATAGACGCAACAAAGTTCTGCAAAGCATTTGTAAGGTTCTATAAGCGTTGTATTGAATGTTACGGGTATGTAGAATGGATATTTTGCGATAGTGCTTCTAATACGCTAATAAACACGCTTAGAGCTTATTATTACGCCGAAGGATTAGACGGAAGTATAATTGCACCTGTCAAGAAGAATGAGCTTACAGACCGTCCTATAACGGTTGATAGCTTACTTGTTACAGGAAGATTGAAGATAGAAGAACATTGTAAGAATTTAATAAACGCATTAAGCGAATTGGTATGGGATGAAAAGAAAGATATTCCCAAAGATGAGAACGTAAACAATATCAATGATGATTGGGATTCGTTCTGCTATACATTTATAACCCATAGTGGATATATAGATTTAAGGAGGTAAGAAATAGAAACATCTAACACACGTAGACCGTGGTTTCAGAATTACCTTAACGAAAGAGGGTATTATGTAGACACAAACGCAATTGAGATTATTGAATTGTGTAATAAGTGGTATACAAATACCGAAACAGAATTTCATACGGCATATACCTTGAACAATGAGGAATACACGTTAGACAAAGCAGACTTTGCGAAACGTTTATGCGAAGATGACGCAAACCTTATTGAAATCCTAGATATAAACGCAACAGATGATAGCGTTACAAATGACATTATTTCGGATATTCTAAACAAGAATAGATTTGATGTAATGTACAGGAAACAAGTTGAGCAGATGTCTGCAAATGGTACGGTAGGAGCTTATGTGACGGTATCAAATGCCGAGATTTACGAAGATGGTTCATTTAGTGGAGGAGAAATCAAAATCAACTATTGTGATTCAATGAATATCCTTCCATTAACTGTTATCAATGATGAAATAGTTGAGGTAGCTTTCGTTGGGGTAAATTACGAAAAATTAAAAAAAGTATATGTCATGGTCATGTTCTTAAAAGGACAAGACGAAAGATATATTGCAGAAACACATTACTTTAAAGATACAGGCGAAGAAATAAAAGACCGTGCTCAGATTGTTCAATTAGATGTTGTAAAGCCGTTTGCAATCATGAGAAATGCAAAGGTTAACAACTTACAAATGCAAGGGTACGGTTTGCCGAAGATTTGGAGTGCAATTGCTCCTTTGAAAACAATTGATTTAACAATGACAATGTGGAATAGAGATTTGTTAAAATCCGATAAAATTGTTCTTGTGAATGAAGCATTAATGCAGAAAGACGAGAATGGAAAGATTAAGATGAATCCACAAATGAAAAAGATATTCGTTCAGTTAGGCAGAGATAAGCTTCCGGAAGAAAAAGCTTTATGGCAGGAATACAATCCAACAGTTAGAACGGCAGAGGTTGTTCAGTCACTAGAAACGGCGTTAAGTATCTTATCAATGATGTTTGGATTCGGCACGAAGAAATACACCTTTGAAAGTGGAAGAATCGTGACGGCTACAGAATATATCGGTGAGAATCAAGACGCAATGAAAGAAGTGAATTCACAACGTAAAGAGTCTACTGCATATATTAAAGATATCATTCAAGCAATAGCGTACTTCTACGAATTAACACAAGGCAGAAAGCTTAATATCAATTCATTAGACATTTCGATTGATTATGACGATACATATATTGAGGACAAGCAAAGCACTGCAGAATCGTTAAGAAATGACGCATTAACATTTGATATTCCAAGATTAAAGATTATGTATTTCATGAAGCAATATGGATTCACAGAAGAAGAAGCTACAGAATTGTTGAATGAAGAAATTCAAGATGATGGAGAGGGGGATGAAGAAGAATAGCAACTACATATTTTCCGTTCGTATCAAGGAGCGGTGATAGATTAGTATTATATGATGCATTCAGAAGATTGTTTTCAAGCTATTTCACGAATGGTGTATTCATAGATGATTCTAGTTCAGACCATTTACGAGTTGTTAAAGCTCAAGGATTGACATTAACGGTTAAAGCAGGGAGAGCGAATATTAATGGAGCATTCTATTGGCAGAAAGATGACGAAACCATCACACTAAAAAAGAATAGCGCTACTAAAAGCTACAATATTATTCTTAGATTGAATGATAATGACGCATACAGAAACATCACCTTAGTAGCAAGTGATATTAATGATGGAATCACAAGAAGTTATTCTATTTATGATTTAGTGTTGGCTACGGTTACAGTGACAGGCAATGCAAGTGAAATTAAAGGTTCAGATATTACAGATACAAGATTAGATTCAACACGTTGTGGAGCAGTTACGAGCGCTATTAAGAGCGTACAATCGTTGGATTTATTCACTCAAGTAACGGAGCTATTCAAGGAAATTAAGGCTCAGAATGAATCTGAAATGAATGCAAATAGAACAGAGTTCAACGATTGGTTTAAAACTGTAAAAGATACATTGGATGAGAATACGGCAGGAAAGCTATCGAACAGAATTTCAAATATTGAAAATATGATTATGGAGAATCATTTCACTACGATTCTATTAACAGAAGATGGAACACTAGTGGATGAGAGCGGTCATGAAATTCTAGCCGATTGGGCGTATGAAGTCGAATCCGGTGAAGTAGGTACCGATTGGACTTACAAGGTGAAATAGATGTGATACATATGAACGTTATTGAGGTTGATGTAGGAAAGACAAAGTTATTCAGTATTGGACAACAATACAATAGCAATGCATTAGTTATTCATTTTGTTAATTTGCCGAATTGAAAAAATAAATACATTTATTATAAGATTGATGACATTGAAGAAGAAATTCCTTTAGTAAGTGATTTATTTATCGTGTCTAGGCCATTAATGCTTCATAGCGGAGAAGTTAAAGCTTAAATCATCACACGTGAATGTATTCATTCCATTCGAAGCAAAAGCCGGTACGCTATTTACACAAATTACCCTACAACCGTACTGACATCAGAAAGCGAAATATCTGTTGGGTATGTAGCGGATACGGAAGCATATATCGAAAAGAGAATTAAAGAAGAGAATCAATCTCTGCAAAAACAAATTCTCGAAATTCAAAACGCTTTAATTAGTCAGAAAATTTCGGATGTATAATCCAAGCTAAAAGCAGTGCAAAGTTGCCAATTCAGAATCTAAGAGTATTCGGCGTTGGAACAGAAACTTGGAAAGAAATCATGTAGTAAACTAAATAAGAATATAGTTGATTAATTGAATATATAAAAAAAGGAGGAATAACATGGCAGGAAAACAAGTGACAGAGCTAGACACATTGCCTAGCTTTACAGATACAAGCTTATTGCCTGTGCACAATGGTGCAGGATTAAAAAAGGGATTATTATCACAATTAGCGAATTATTTAGGAAACAAATTCAGTAATCCGAATTTATTGATTAATCCTGATTTTAAAATTAATCAGAGAGCAAAAAGTACTTACAGTTCTACCGGAGCAGGATGTACGGTTGACAGATGGATTGGAACAAACGTAAAGACGGTAGTCAATTCAGATGGTACTGTATCTGTATCTTCTTTAAGTGGTACAGGATATTATACGCAACACGAAGAAAGTATTTCATACGGAAAACATACGTATTCAATTTATGTTCAAGCAATTACCGGAACAGTAAAAGCTTTTTATAAAAGCAAGAATTCAAAAGATGTTGAATTAGGAACATTAAAGAAGGGATTGAATATCTTTACATCAGTTGATGATGGATTTAAAAGCATTTTCTTAAGCGTCGCAGGAAGTTCATCTGTAACTTTGAAATATGCAAAGGTAGAGCAAGGAACAGTAGCAACAACATTTATTGCACCTAACATGGCAGAAGAATTAATTAAATGCTATAGATTCTATCAGATTGTGAGCATTGATATGTCAAAGATATCATTTGATGGAAATCAAGGCTTTATTTCATTTACGCCGAAAGTTAAGATGAGAAGTACGCCAACAATAGGTTATTGGACAAACAAACTTTATATGCGTAAATCCTATACAGATATGACACTTGAAGAATTGGCATTTAATAAAGCGTGGGCTTCCAGTGATACCGTAATCGGTGTGGGGTTTAATGTTTCTTATAATAGAATATCTATGCTAACGCCAATCAATAATCATTTAGACAGATTCGAATTGGACGCGGAAATTTATTAGGAGGAAGTTATGGAGAACGAATATAAAGTATACGTATCCTTACAAGATGGATACATCACATCTATTAATTCAGAAATCTTTTTATCAGAAGAAGAAATGTCAACTATGACAGAGATTGACAAAGGGCAAGGTGATAAATACGCACACGCACAAAGTCAATATTTAGAAAAAGGATTAGTTGATGAACACGGAAGATATAATTATAAATATGTAGAAGGTAAAGTGATTGAGGTTGCAGAAGCAGATAAACCTACAATTGAAGAACCAAAAGCATTACCAACTGAGCAAGAGAAGATTAATGCACAATTAATGTTACAAATTGCACAATTAAAAGTTCAATTGAATGGGGTGAAATAGTATGAGTTATGAATTAATTAAATCGTATTATGAATTAGGCTTATTCACAAAGAGCGACTTAGAACTCTTTGCTTCTATTGGATGGATTACAGAAAAGCAGAAGAAAGAGTTAATTAAATAGGCTTTAAAAGCGTTTTAAAGGGCTTAAATGCCCTTTTTATATAGGAGCATATAAATGTTAAGTGAAGAAGAACAAATGGAACAAGAACGCAAAGAACGGCAAGAAAAAAGAAAGCAAGAGCGCTTGCAAAAGCAAATTGAGAAAAGAAGAAAGCTTGAAGAAAGAGAACGAAAAAGTGTAAAGCGTGCAAGTGTATTTGAATTAGGAATGATGATATTCGTGTCTAATAAAATTCGTGAAGTTTTAGAAAAAGCCACCGAAGAAAATGCAAAATTTAATGAGATATTGGCAAAATCACTCGTGGATTTGCGTAAATTCACAAAAAAAGAATCAAAAAGCCTAAAAAAAGATGTAATCAATGAATCAAAAAAGGACTTTGAAGAAAATAAGAATGGAACACTTGATTTAATTGAAGTTGGAAGTGGAAAGCCTATCAAAAAGAAGCTCAAGATAGATTTATATATTAGTCCACAAGACGAGACTTCAAAGCGTTGGAAGAAATATATCAAGACAAGTGCTAACACGTATGCAATCGGTAAAGATAAACTACCGGTATTCTTTACAAAAGTAGTTCAAGAAGAAGTTAAGAATGTAGTAGGTGGTAAATGCACAATTGATGATTCTTGTAGAAAAGCTATTTCTAAATTAGCAGACAGTGGCGTAAAGATTGTGGAATATGATACAGGAGTTAAAAGAAATGTAGATGTGTGGGTAAGGCAACAAATGCAGTACGCAGAAAAGGAATCATCACAAGAAATTAACAATAAATACGCTAAAGATATGGGAGTTACTGTATTCGAGTTTGACGCTCACGCAAACGCACGTCCAAGTCATAAGAAGTGGCAAGGGAAACGCTACGACACGCAAGGGAAACTATATCCTAGCTTGTTTCAGTTAACACATGGAGAAGAAAAAGATTACGGGTGTAGGCACTTTGCTCAACCTGTTTGGGATGTTGATATGCCTTACGCTTACACAAAAGAGCAGTTAAAGAATATTGATACGAAACCTTTCATGTTTCAAGGAAAAGAATATGAAGGATATGAAGCTAGACAGTATCAAAGAGAACTAGAAAGAAATATCAGAGCGTTGAAAAGGGAAATAATCTTATTGGACAATCAAGGATTAGGCAGTACAGAAGCCAGAATCAAGCTAAAACACGCAAATGCAACGTATAAAGCTTTCAGTTCTGAAATGGGAGACAGAGTTCACAACGATAGGCTTAGAATTGGCTAAAACGCTCACATTGTGAGCTATTATGTAAGCTAAAATATAGTTAGCCAAAGCCATACCGGAGAAGATTCGGTTTATAAATAACTTTAGGAGGGCAAAATGAAAAACATTATTGAAATTTTAAAAGAATCAAACATTGAATTAACCAAAGAGCAAGAGGAATCAATTACAAAGCTAGTAAATGATAACTACAAGACAATTGCAGAGTTCGACAAGCAAAAAGATAAGCTATCTTTAGCAGAGAACAACGCAAAGGAAATTCAAACAAAGTTTGATAATTTCAAAAAGAGCTATGATGGAGTTGATGTAGAAGAATTAAAAAATAAAATTAATACATTGACGAATGATATTGACACTCAAAAGAAAAACTACGAAACTCAGATTAGCAAAATGAATCTTGATTCTGTATTAAGTGCAAAAGCAAAAGAATACGGATGTAAAGATTTCGATTTAGCAAAATCACAATTCAACTATGATGATTTACTAAATTCAAAAGACCAAACAAATGACATTGACAAAGCTTTTAAGACATTAAAAGAAAATAAGCCAATCTTATTTGAGGAAAATCAAAATGAACCTGTTGCCAAAGGAAATATCGTTGGAAACAGTGGGCAAGGAGATAACCCAAACGCCGAAGATTTATTGTTACGACAGGCAATGGGCTTAACTACAGAAAAGAAATAAGGAGGATTTAATTAATACCAAATGAAATTGCATTAGCTAAAACGTATGTCTCAAATTTGGATGAGGTATATAAGTCAGCTTCAGTTACAGGTGATTTAAATGCAGACGCTACAATGGTAAGAGCAGGAGCAAATGCAAAAGAAATCATCTATCCACAAATTTCTGTTAACGGTTTAGGAAACTACGATAGAAACAGTGGCTATACAGGTAACTCAGTTAAGTTAGAATGGAAAACTGCTACATTCGACTATGATAGAGGAACTAAAATCTCTGTTGATACTCAAGACAATGCAGAATCAATGAATATTGCATTCGGTAGGGCAGGAGCGGAATTAATGCGAACAAAGGTAGCGCCGGAAGCGGACGCTTACACATTCGCTAAAATTGCAAGCACAACAGGAATCACAAAGGTTTCAGAAGATTATACAGGTGCAGAAGAATTCTTGAGCGCATTGTTAACGGCTATCACTAAAATGGATGAGGATGAAGTTCCTAGCGAACAACGTATCTTGTATTCAACACCAACATTATTAAATAGCGTTAAGGCGTTGGACACTTACAAATCTCGTGAAGCTTTACAAGGATTTGCAAAGGTTGTTCCTGTACCTGCTAGCCGTTTCTATACAAAAATCAAATTGTTGAGTGGAAAAGATACAGAGTTAGAAGGCGGATACGAAAAAGCGGAGGATGGACACGTAATCAACTTCTTGATTGTTTACAAACCTGCCGTTATGAAATGGGATAAACACACCGTTTCAAATGTAATTCCGGCAAGCAATAACATTGAATCAGATTCAGATGTATTGAAATATCGTAAGTATGGAATCGTTGACGTATACCAAAATAAGGTAGCAGGTATTTACTTATCTGCTAGTGCTAAGTAATGACAGTGGAAATTGGATGGGGTTATCCTTCTAAAGTTGAAAATCCTAAAAAAGGTAAACCTCAAACAAAAAAAGAGGAAGCTAAACCTAAAAAAGAAAAATAGCATTAAAGGGGGTTGTAAAATGAACAATATCTTAGATTGGGAATATTACAATTCCCATTTTCCTAAGTTTGATGAAAATCAATTCAATCAGTATTCTTACAAAGCAGAAGCAGTTGTATTTAAGTATGTTAATGTTGATTCTATTAATGAACAGAACGAAAACACTTTAAAAGATTGTATTTGCGATGTATTAAACAATGTAATCTTTCAAGATTCAGTTGATGGTGTATCAAGTATTTCAAATGGTGGATATTCCAAAAGCTTTATAAACACTACACACTCAGACAAAAGAAACACGATTGAGGATATCATAGCCTTTTGGTTAGGTGATACAGATTTAATGAAAGAAAGATGGATTGCATTATGATAGGATTCTTTGAAGATTCAATCACGCTTGTAAATCACTACTATGATACATTGACAAGAGAAGATAGGTTTCAAGCTTCTATTCTTGATAAATGTATGTGGAGACAATCAACTGTTAGAACTGCAAACGGTAATATTCTGAGCATAGCCACATCCACAAATATTACCATTCTATATCGTGATGGATATGTTGAACCTTACGCATACGCAAAGCTTTCAAATGATGAGAAACAAAAACACTTCACATTAAATACGGATAAGACAGATTTCGTGTTCTTTGGAAAAGTGAAAGAAGACTTATCTAGTATTAAATCAATAAACGAAGCTAAGAAGAAATACAAATGGACAACAATCCAAAGTGTTACAGATTGTACGAATGTCGATATGTTGAAGCACTGGGAGGTTGTTTGTCAATAGGAATGAAAGTCAAACTTGATGTTGAATCAATTCCCCAAATTAAACAATCAAGAGGACTTGAAGAACGTGGACGAGTGCAACGTATGATTGATAACGAAGTTATTAGGCTTATGACGCCTTATGTTCCGTATAGGAACGGTCCTTTAGCAAGGTCTTCATATAGAATGACACAAATTGGTAGTGGATTAGTAAAGCAAGGTGGGCCAAGTGCTCCATACGCAAGACGTTGGTATTACAACAAAGAGGAAGTTGAATTCGTTGGTGGCAAGGTAGACCATTGGTTTGATAAAGCTATGCGAAACGGAGGAGCAAAAGAAATCTTGAAAGAAGTACAACAAATGATAGGAGACGGAGAATGACAGTATCAAAAGCATTGATTCAATGGTTATATGGCTATGGAAATATACAGATAGATGAACGTATTGAAACGGATGTTTTAGCGCAACAAGCTATCTCTTATGCGCTATACAAAGAACCTAATGCAATTGTAGATACATACATTGATGGCTCTCAAATGCGAACTGAATACTACACGTTTCTAGCACGCAGGAATACACAAATTGAAGCCGAAAGGCAAGACAACAATTCTTTCTTAGAAGAATTAGAAAATTGGATTGATGAAAAGAACTTAAACGGAGAATTACCACAACTAGACGGAAACAGATATTGCGATAATGTTTCCGTTTCAAGTGGTTTATATCTATACACGAACGAGGATAGTCAAGCGGTGTATGCCTTGACAATTCAAATTAAATACAGAAAGGAGTTTAATTAATGGCAACAGCAGGAACAGAAGTAGCAACAGGGCAGACAGTCAAGAAATATATGATTGGATTGTTCTTACAAATGGGAGAAGGTTATAAACGAGTTAAGAAATCCACGACTTTAGACATTTCTTTCAACAGTGAAACTGAAACGTATGATTTTATCGCAGATAAGAACCCAACTGAATCATTAAAGAGTTATTCACCTAATATTTCGCAAGATTTAACAATGATTAAAGGCGAAGATGACTTTGAATACATTTACGAACAAATGATGAAATCCGTTCCAAACAATGAAGAAGTGAACACAAAAGCATTACTAGTATTCATGTTTGACGGGGACAAGACAAAGGGGTACAAAGCTTGGGAAGTTGACGCTAAATTAATCTTTGATACATTAAGTGGTGTCGATTCCAAAATCAATTTCAACATTAACTTTGCGAGCGATATTCGTGTCGGTACTGCAAAGGTAGCAGATGGAGCAGTAACATTTACAGAAGGAACATCCAACGTATAAAGAAAGAAGAGGTAAATCATGAATAGAATCACATATGAAGGGAAGCAGTATGAAATTCCACCTAAAACGATTGAAGTATTAAAAGCCGAGGACGCTTGTAATGCATTTCACGCTACACATGAAGAAGCATATCGAGCTAAATTCGATTATCTGAAAACAGTATTAACAGATGGACAAATTGAAAGCATGTTAGGAAGCGTAGATATTGAACAAGTAGATTTAATGGAAGTGCTGTATATTGTGAATTTAATTGATGAAGAATATTCAAGAAGAACAAATGAGCAAACAATGAAGAAAGCTAGAACATTAATGAACGATAAAGCAATCAAAAGCTTAATTGATGCAAGCAAAGCAGTTTCAAAGATTACGGAAAAGAAATGATTGATTTACGGACAAAAGGCTTGCCAAATAGCATACAGTCGCTAGATGGCAAGCCTATTTTATTAAATACAGATTTTCGGTTGTGGATAAGATTCTATGAAGAATTAGAACGATTCAACAATCATGTTGTTGATGAAGTAGATTGTTCTTATTTATTCGCAGATGAACCACCTATCATAGATGAGCATATTTTAAAAGAGCTAGAGCAATTCCTATATAACCCTTCTAGCACGCCTAGAAGCGATTCTACAGGCGTTAAGACATTGGATTATGTAAAAGATGGGGAATATATTTATTCGGCTTTTATGCAACTTTACGGCATTGATTTAACGGAATGTGATATGCATTGGCACAAGTTCTTAGCATTGGCGAATAATATTGTTGGTGATTCAACTTTATGGGGATATGCAAAAAGTGTTAGAGGGTATGAAAAGCCTTCAAAGAATGATACACAGGATAAAGCATATCAAAGAGCAAAAGAAGCATGGTCTTTCCCAATCGAATTAACAATAGAGGAACAAGAAATGAAAGATGAATTCGATTCATATTTTGATGTTTAGAAAAGGAGGTGGCAAATTGAATATCGGACGGAACATTAAAGTTTGATACAAAGATTGATACAAGTGGTCTAGAGAATGGTATTAAATCTGTAAAGGTTGTATCAAATGAAGCTACAAATGAAATCAAGGAAACTTCAAAAGCAATTGATAAGCTAGGTTCTGATGGTTCAAAAGCACCACCAAAGATTACTGATGAATTAAGAAAGCTAAATGATGAGCAAAAGAATACACAAACAGAAACGCAAGAAACAGGTTCAAAGTTTGATGTCTTTAAGCAAGTAGGAAACAGTGCATTAGATTCGATTCAAGGTGGATTTGATGGATTACTAGATAAGATTCAGAATATTAGTCCGGAAGCAACTACAATCACTGAAACCTTGACAGGATTAGGAGTTGGAGGTGTTGTAGGTGTTACTGCCGTAGCAGGAGCTATCGGTGGAATGGCATTAGCAATTAAGACAGGTGTCAATCAAGCTACTGAATTAGATGACGCTATGGCTAAATTCCAAGCTCAGACAGGTGCTTCAAGCAATGAAATGAGCAAATTTAAAAACATTGCTCGTGATGTTTGGTCTAATAATTTTGGTGAAGATATTTCAGATGTTGCCGATATGATGGCACGTGTCAAGCAACAAATGCAAGGCATAAGTGATGTCGATTTAAAGGATGTTACTGAGGATTTATTGACATTAAGAGACACATTCGGAATGGACGAGAACGAAACATTAAGAGGTGCTCAACAATTAATGAAGCAGTTCGGAATTAGTTCTAAAGAAGCTTTTGACCTTATGGCTACAGGTGCTCAGAATGGTTTAAACAAATCAGATGAGTTAGGCGACAACATTTCAGAATACTCCGGTAAATTCAAGCAAGCAGGATATTCGGCAGAAGAATACTTCCAATTAATGCAGAATGGATTAGATGGTGGAGCTTATAACCTTGATAAAGTTAACGACGCAATCAATGAAGTTACCACAAGGTTAGTTGATGGAAATATCGAAGGAGCTTTAGATAGTTTCGATACAAAGACGCAAGATGTATTCAAGGCATGGCAAGAAGGAAGAAAAACTCAGAAAGATGTTGTGAATGCGATTGTAGAAGATATTTCAAGAACTACAAATCAACAAGAGAAGTTGAATAAAACGGCAACGGCTTTCGGTACAATGGGAGAAGATTTTAACGCCGGATTTATTGAATCCTTAACTACGGTAGGAAATAAATATAAAGATGTAGAAGGAGCAATGGATAAAGTCAAAGAAATTGCAAATGGTGGCTTAAAGAACGCTTTAAGTGGCTTAGGACGTGCATTTCTTGATTCATTTACTCCAATAGGCGAACTTATTACCCCTATTCTTGCAGGTATCATTGGATTGATTACATTAGCTATACAAGGTATTCAACAAGGGTTTGCAAAAGTTGGTGATGTAATTTCAAATGTATTGAGTAAGATTGATACAAGTGGAATTACAGAATTGACAAGTCAAGTTTCTGAAGTGTTAGCTCCTGCGTTTAAAGAAGTAAAAAAAGCAATTGACGAAATGGAAGTTGCGCTTGAACCTATCGCAAAAGAAATCTTAGGTAAAATTGGTAGCGCAATTCAAAATGTTGTTAACCAAGCTCAAAAGATTCTTAGCGTTATAGGACCACCAATTCTAGCAATCATTAAGAAGATTATTCAAACGGTAGTTAGCATGATTCCTGTAATAACATCTATCCTTCAAGTTGTTGGAAGTGTGGTAAGTGGAACCATTTCATTTATAACTATGGTTGTGACATATGTTGGGACTGCGATTGCGACAATACTAGGATTTATCATGCCTATTGTTCAAATTGTAGCTACAATCGTAGCGAATATTTGGTATGTAATATTAACGGTTGCTCAGAATATTTGGAGCAAAGTTAGTGAAGTAGTTATTGCGATTATTGGATTCGTAAACAATTTATTTAAGACGGTTTCGGATATCATAAACAATATTTGGAGCAAGATTCAAGATACAATGAACAGAGTCGGCGATAAAGTTAAAGGTGTTATTGATAATATCAATAAATATTTCAATGATGTTAAGAGTACTGTTTCTGATGTATTCAATGGCATTTGGTCTAAGGTTCAAGGTGTGATGGACAATGTAGGAAATAAAATTTCAAATGTTCTACAAGGAATACAGAATTCATGGAATGGCTTGACATGGTTTGTAAGTGGCGTATTTAGCGGAATTGAAGGAGCAGTTAGTTCATTAGTTGGAAGCGTAAAAGGAATGGTAAATGGTGTTATCGGTGGCATTAACGGTGCAATCGGTATCATCAACAAGATTCCCGGAGTGCATATTGGAAGGATTCCAAAATTAGAGCGTGGTGGTGTATTGAAGCGCGGTCAAGTTGGTTTACTTGAAGGTAATGGAGCAGAAGCAGTTGTACCTTTAGAAAGAAACAAAGCGTGGATTCGTGCCGTAGCTAAAGATATGGCTCAAATCATGCCAAGCGTTACAACGAATAACAACGGACAAACAATTAACTTCTATAATAAAGCTCAAAGTCCGGATGAAATCGCTAGAATGTTGCGAATGCAAGCAAGATATGGATATGGAGGTGTAGTTCAATAGATTTAAATAAAGTTAGAATCATTGTCCGTAGGGATGATAGCAAAGAATTTGAAATCGACAACAAAAGATGGAGAATACCATCTAGTGACGGATTAGATGGATTTGATTATGCAACACCTTCATATACTACGCAAGACAACGCATTCGGAAATGGTGCTAGATTAATCGGTTCACGTATTCCAACGAAAGAAAGAAGCGTGAAAGCTATCTTTAAGGGCGCACTAGAAGAAAAAAGAGAAGAAAGGGAGAAGCTACGGCGCTTCTTCCAATATTCTCATGTCTTTGATGTAATAGTTGAGTATATGGGAGAAAAGAAATATTGCAGAGGTCGTTTGTATGCTTATAGCTTACCCACTGTTAACATTTATAAAGATTTAGAGCTTAATTTCACGATTCTATGTACGCAACCTTTATTGCTTTCATATGATGATTTCGCAAGGAATATTGCAGAAATTGGCGAAGGTTTAGCGTTCAATTTTGAAATACCGGAAACAGGCGTAAACTTTGGAACATTTACATTCGCTAGAGAAATCTATATTGATAATCAAGGCGATACAGAAACATACTGTAGAGCCGTTATTGAAGCGTTTGGAGAGGTAACAAATCCGAAACTATTCAATAAAGATAAATATATTCGTGTATTAGATACGCTACACAATGGTGATGTGTTAGAAATTGATTTAGTTTCAGAACCTATTTCGATTAAAAAGAATGGTGTGAATTGTATCGGCAAAGTTGACAGAACATCATCATTCAATGATATGACGATTCAGTTAGGCGAGAATATCATAGGATATACTGCCGACAATGGAGATACGAATCTAGCTTGCACCGTTTACTATAATGAAAGGTATTTAGGTTTATAAGTATGTCTTATTTCGGATTAGATAAAGATTTCAATATTGTTACACATCTAGCACCTTACAACGTGCAGTGGAATCGGCGATATTATGAAACAGGAGATTTCGAGATTTATATCGATATAGGTCAGTACTCAAACGACATTAAATATATTTATTCTACTGATGATAAAGAGTTAGGAATCGTAGAAATACCGCATTATTCAGTTTCAAACAACACGAAACAAATGTTGCTAAAAGGTTCTTTCTTTGAAAAGATTCTAGCAGATGATTGTATTTATCCTACATTCTCAAGCAGTGGAAAGATTGTTGACGTGATCAAAAAGCTATTAGACAAGTATTGCTCATGGAAAATGGGGTATAGATATGATGAATCCATTACCGATAGAGTAGACTTTCAAGAAACAGGAGCAAACCTTGACGAGAAGCTTTATGAGTTGTTATATCCGTTAGAATTGTCGTTCCGCATAGAATATGACTATGTATCGAGTACGTTCACATTCGTGTTATATCGTGGTCGTGACTTAACTCAGAACAATGCAGATGGAAACAACTTTGTCACATTCTCTACAGAATTCGGAAACATTGAAGAACCGGACGTTATGATTGACTCAAGTAAATACAAGAACTATGCAATTGTTTGTGGTGAAGGGAAGTCAGAAGAACGTATATACGTTGAATATGACGCTAGAATAGATAAGAATGAGCGAATTAAGAAATTGTTCGTAGACGCACGTTCTGAGCGCATGGGGGACGATATTACACTTGATGAATATAAGAAGATATTGATTCAAAAAGGGATTGAAAAACTAGCGGATTGTCAAATTGAAGAGAATGTAAATTTCGGATTGAATACAGATTCATATGAATACAAAGTTGATTTTGATTTAGGTGATAAGGTGGATGTGATTGTCACAGATATTGGATTAGTAATGACGGCTAGAATTAGAAATATATTCGAAGTCATTAAGAGTGGATATAGAACCCTGGAATTAGAGGTTGATAATTTAAAAATCATGTAAAGGAGTGAATTTAATGAAAAAGAAAGATGGAGGATTTAAGCAAATGGCAAGAAATATGTATTTTCTAGACACAATGAATGCAATAGGTGGTGTAGCCGTAGCCGTATTGACATACGTATTAGGTGAACATTGGTATTTATTCGCATTCTTCTTATTCATGAACGTTGTGGATTACATTACAGGGTGTATGAAATCGACTATCGCTCACAAGCTAAACAGTAATAAAGGGTGGATTGGAGTTCTTAAAAAGCTAGGATATTGGATTATGATTGTGGTTGCGTTTGCATTCAGTGTATTCTTAGTGGAAATTGGCAAAATGTTGGGAATTGATTTCCGTGTAACTACATTATTAGGTTGGTTTGTACTATCTTCTCTATGCATTAACGAGGTGCGTAGTATTATTGAGAACCTTGTACAATGTGGATATAACGTACCAAAACCATTAACTAAAGGATTAGAAGTAGCAGATAAACTCATTAACGAAGAACAAGACAATGACGAATCAAAAGCAGATGATTGAATCACAATTACAAAATATTCAATTAAAATTCGAGCAGGAATCTCCTGACTTTAGTCAGGAGTAGTTGACGAAGAAAGAGAAATGGTAAGAGATAAATTAAGAGAAATGTTCTCAGTATATCAGTAAAAAAAACTCTTTTATATGCTATAATTGGTACATAAAGGAGGGTTTTTAATAAATTATCAAAGTTTTAAAGAAGCCGTATTAGGCAAAGTATTCGACATTGACGGATACTATGGTGCTCAATGTTGGGACGGATTCGCAAAGTACATGATTGACTTAGGATATCAAGCTATCAATTGCACGACAAGTGGTTTTGTTAAAGACATTTGGAACAATCGAAAAACAAATGGTATCTTGAATTATTGCAATGAGGTATCAATCATGCAACCGGGAGACATTGCAGTTTTTAAAGAAGTAGCAGGAATTACGCCATACAGTCATATCGCAATCTTTGATTCTGATATTGACGGAAAGCAAGGATGGTTCTTGGGTCAAAACCAAGGTGGAAAAGGTGGAGCATTCAATTTAATTAAATTGCCTTATTATGCAATCTTTGATACTGCGTTTAGACCTAAATGTTTCGCAAATGCAGGAGCAGTTAAACCAAGTATTCCACAACCTGTAGAAGCGATTGACCAAATTTTGCATTCAGGAAGCTATGTAACATCCGTACAAATGAAGATTGGCAATCAAGGATTGAAACAAATCAATAGCGATTTATGCGCATACCTTGAACAATTAGGTGGTTGGTTTCCAATTCGTCTGGTTGATAAAGTTCGTAATTCTGATGGTTACAATGACAATGTATTGCATACAACAAATGCGATTGTCTATGTTACAAGAATTCGCGTTGATGAAGTCGACGTACAAAAGAACCTTGCGAAAATCGGTGAAATTTGGGTAAATTGTGGCCCATTAATTGAAGTGGCATAAATTACATATAAAACCTTCAACTATTTTTGTATATTTTTAGCCTATGATTAAGTTCATAGGCTATTTTTTTGTGCTATAATTAATGATGGAAAAAGCCAAGTTAGTCAAATGGCTTTAAAAGAAAAAACATATCTATTGACGAATATTTATGTTTATCAGACTTTCTTGCAAAGAACCTAGCTAGAAATAAAAAAAGCAGATGTTTAAATCGTAAGACTTATGTTTATTCCACTGATTAGAATGCCGAATAAACCCTTTTAAAAGGGTATAGGAGGTATTTATATGAATACAAATTAGAATTGTTTGGAATGGATGATGAACGAGTTGGACGGAAAACAAGTTAAAAAGGTGTATAATTATACTCAAAGAATTTGGATAAATTCCACAGAGAAAAAGAGCGATTAATTTCGCTCTTTTTTAGTTTGGAAACCATTGAATTTCTTTAAATGTTGGCACTTCATCAGTATTTCCTATCCAATCACAAGTAATGACAAAGCCAAGTTTCTTATCATCTAAATATGCGTATCCTTTTACTGCATATGAATTATCTTGTTTAATCCAATCGAAATTTGAGATTTTATCTAATTCAGATATATCGAAATCTGAATGTAATGCGATAGCCATTTTTACCCAATCATATAAAGATTCTTTTTCTGCTTGCGTCATAATAACGGTTCTAGGCATTCTAGTAACTGAACCATTTTCATAGAATACTGTTTCATCCTTTTTAACAGTGCTCACAGTATCACCTTTAATATTAAAGGTAATATCAGTGTCTATATATTTAATTGTGCAAGAATCCTCATCTAAATAAGTGATATGAAGTTTTGATTTTTTAATTCCTAATTCTTTAGCGACAGATACAATAGATTTTACTTCTTTTTCCGGTACTTCCCAATTTTCCGCAATTTCTTCTGTATATGTTAACTTCTTTTGTGGTTCACTAGGCATAATTGCGATTATTGCATAAAAAACGACAACAATAATTGCACACCATAATAATATTTTTTTCTTCTTGCTTCCACCTTTTTCAATAGGTGGTGTTTTAACTTTGTTTTTCATTTTCTAATTTCTTAATGATTCCATAAATGAAATCTAATAACCTTTCCTTCGTTTCTTCACTTGATTTTAGATAAGCCTTTATAAGTGGCTTTTGATTTGGGTTGATTTGGTATTCTTCTATGAGTTCGTCGATAGTGTTATCCGGTACATCCAAAAACATATCTCTAATACCTTCTGTAAGCCAAAAATAATCGGCATTAAATGTTCTACAGATGTTTTTTAGAATGTAATCATTCATATTTCTAACGCCACTTTCATAACTTGCAACAGAATTTCTAGAAACACCAATTTTTGACCCAAACTCTGTTTGAGTTAAATTTAATGCATTCCTTAACTCTTTTACTCTTTCTCCTGTAGTCAAAATTTTAACCTCCTTTATTTCATTTTATCATTAAAAAAATAAATGTACACAAAAATTACAATTTATACTTGTAAATGTACACAATGTGTTGTATACTATACATGTAAGTTACAAAACGTTACAAAACATTACAAAACGTGGAGGAACAAGAAATGACAAACGAAGAAATTATCCAAAATGAAAAAAAGGTACTAGGAATGGGAGAATTTGAACCACTGCACACTTTCCAAAAATGGGAAGAAATGGGGTTCAAAGTTAAGAAAGGTGAGCATGCAGTAACTTGTACAAAGTTATGGAAACCTAAAGCAAAGAAGTATACAGATACAAACGGAGAAGAAAAAGTTGAAAACAATTTCTTCTTAGCAAAAGCTTACTTATTCAAATCGAATCAAGTTGAAAGAATAGCTCCTACAAATTAGTCGAAATAAGCCGAAAGGCTTATCTGCTAGAGTTGACCCACTAGCACTGATGATGACAGGTCAAAAAGAAAGATGGTGAAACAATACTAGACAAGAGAATTTTTGAAGCCTTAAGCGAGCTTGAAAAGAAAGGCTATGAACTTTCAGAATTTCATCAAGGATATATCGCTTGTATCTTAGATGAATCGAAAAGAGGTGAGAATCATGACTAAAACATATTTCGTAACCTTCGATGTGACTGCAAATGTCACATTCGAAGTTGAAGCGCATGACAGTGCAGAAGCAAAAGAAATTGCGAATCGCTTGAATGTTAGAGATTTGCAGGAAGTAAATGAAATTAATACTTGTGAATCTAGAATGGAGGTGTATGAGTGTGATTATTAATTACAAAGCCTTATTGGATAAAGATGACTTAATTTCATTATTTGAATGGGGTAAGTTATCAGAAGGAGGACAAAGAAATAAAGCAAATAAGGTTATGAAATCAATTCGTGAGCAGTACAAAAAAGACAATGGGATTGATTGGAAGGACACATTTATTTATAGGAATATATCACAACATGTAATTCCAACAGAAACATTCTTAAAATGTTGTCCGGAATTCAAAAAATCATTTAGGAGATAGATTATGCAAGATATAAGAATGAACAGTATTCAAGATGAAGAAATGGATTTGAGCATTTATCCATTCAATCCAAAACGAATACATTTAAGCAAAGAAGAAAAAGAGCTTATTAGAGAACAAAAGTATCAAAAAAGAATCACAATCGGAATAAACATTATGTTATTCGCAACAATCGTGATTCTGTTAGTTTCAATAGCTTGTTTAGGTAAGTCGTATGCAATGTTATTTCTATAAAAAAGAGGTGCGCACTCGACAAAGCACGCACATACAAGAAATGACGTTCTTAAATAAGAACACATACATTATAGCAGATTAAAAGGAGAAACGGAAGATGGAGAAATCAGTATTTCAAACACTAAATGAAATTAATGTAAATGACAAAGTTGAAAAAAAGAATAATCTTAGCTATTTGTCATGGGCATGGGCATGGGGAGAAGTTAAAAAGAAATATCCAAATGCTCAATATAAGATTTATGAACATGAATCAGAGCACGGCCCTATTAATTATTTTACAGACGGTCGCACTGCTTGGGTTAAGACAAGCGTAATTATTGATGGATTAGAACATATTGAGGAGCTTCCTGTAATGGATTACAAGAACAAATCAATCACACTTGATAAATTGACATCATTTGATGTGAATAAAGCGATTCAAAGAAGCTTAACAAAAGCAATCGCAAGACATGGTTTGGGATTATACATTTATGCAGGTGAAGATTTACCGGAGGAAGATAAGAAAAAGGAACTAGAGCCAAAGGAAGAAACTGTTAAAAAGTTTATTTCACTTCAAACTGAAATGAATGAATTAGGAATTGACTTTAGAGAACAATATTCAGATTGGATTCTTAAACATTCACAATGTGAATCACAAGATTTACAGAAATTAAATGAACCACAACTTCAATCAACGATTAAAGCTTATGGAACATTAATTAAAGGCTATAAAGAAAAGATTTCGATGGCATTACAATAAAGAAACGAGATAAGTCAATTTTACAAAAAGATATGTCTAAATGTTATGTATGTGGTTCAACATTGAATTTACATACACACGAAATTTATTTCGGTACTGCTAACAGAAAGAAATCAATTGAGAATGGGTGTTATGTAAGATTATGTTCTAGACATCACAACATGAGTAGTGAAGGAGTACATTTCAATCACAAATTAGACATGAAACTTAAAAAGGAATGCCAACATGCATTTGAAGAAGTACACACAAGAAATGAATTTATGAAGATATTTCATAAAAATTATCTATAGGAGGTAAATATGCATTCATACAATGTTATCACGAATCAAGAATCATATCCTAGAGAAGTCTATTATTCTCAAGCTAAAAGAATTGAAAAATTAGAAAATTACATCATGGATGAAAACTTCAATCCATATCAAGATTCATGGACGGATGTTAAAAGAATGGAAGAGCTAGGAATTACAGAAGAACAAAAGGAATTGTTCAGACTTCAGAAATTTGAAGAAATGGAGCAAATGAGATTTTGAAAACAAAGTTGATAGGTAATTTCATCCGAAAATCAAGAAATGAAGATGGAAACTTAGAAATAACATTTGAATTAACTGAGCCAATATACGAAACATACGCTCAGACGCTCGAAAAAGGGGCATATAGCGTGATTATAGATTCGGTTAACCATTTACGTACGAATGAACAAAATCGGCTTATGTGGAAGCTTATAAAGGATATATGTGAGAACGAAAACGCTAGTTGTAACGATACATGGGATATGTATTGCGAGTTCTTGAGAATGGCTAAAGCATTATATACATATGTTTCAGTTTTGAAAGATGGTGTTGATTCGTTGGCTCAAGCACATGGAGTTAGAGCGGTGCAAATATTGGGTACTGAGGTTAGAGACAATGGAAATGAATTTGTGAATTGTAGATTGTTTCTAGGTAGCTCACAAATGGACACGAAACAAATGGGAGTATTAATTGATTGCATATTAGATTATGCAGAACAATTAGGAATCAGTACTCAATATTATTTAGATAAAGGAATCAAGGGGGAAGAAAAATAAAATTTGTAATTAAAGGAAAGCTTGATGGATTGAATGAATATATTAATGCTTGCAGAACGAATCGTTACAAAGGAGCAGAAATGAAGAAAAAGAATGAACGATTAGTTATGGCTTATATCTTACAGGCAGTAAACTTTGGTGAAGTTTACGAAGTTAAGAACTATCCAATTAAATTAAATATTAATTGGTATGAGCCGAACAACAAAAGAGATATAGACAATATCACATTCGCTACTAAATTCATTCAAGATTCATTAGTTAGAACAGGAATTCTAGAGGATGATTCAAGAAAATACATTAATCAAGTGAATCATTCAGTATTTACAGATAAACAGAACTCAAGGATAGAAGTAGAAATTCTAGGCGGAGGTGATTAGAATAGCAGAACTAAAGAAATCGTATTACGCAATAATACCTGCAGAAGTTCGATATGATGAAGAATTGCCACCAAACGCAAAACTATTGTATGGAGAAATTACATCATTGTGTAATGAAAAAGAATATTGTTGGGCAACAAATCAATATTTCGCAGATTTATATAAAGTTTCTAAAATTACAGTAAGTAGATGGATTAGCGCTCTATACAAAAAAGG